CGAAGAATCAGTTTCTAACTGGCTCGAAGAGAATGCAGACTTGTTCGGACTAACGGTTAACGAAGATGCATCTAAGATAACACAAGAAGACCGCGCTGCATTACGCAACCAGGACTTGGTTACTCAGAATGCTATGACCCCTGACCGAGCAAATGATATTGAATACAGAATGTCTCAGGCAACGTCTGAAGAAGACATCCTGTCAATTCTTCGCTCGCAATAATAATATCCGTTCATAGTCACTTGGAGGTGACCGCATATGGCTAACGCCTATACATCAACAGGCTCTACTACCCTCGGTGGTACAGTCGGTGGTGCAGGTCTTGTACAGAAGGCATACGACCGTCTTCTAGAATTCGCTCTCCGTTCAGAGCCACTAATTCGTTCAGTCGCAGACAAGACTCCAGCACAGCAATCAATCCCAGGTTCAACAGTTGTACTCCAGAAGTACCAGGACCTAACAGCAGCAACAAGCACACTAACAGAGACAGTTGACCCAGATGCAGTTGCATTGTCAACACCTAACACAGTTACAATTACTCTTAACGAGTACGGTAACTCTGTTCTTGTAACACGTGCGTTGGAACTATTCTCTCTAGCAGATGTAGACCCAGCAATTGCTAACATCATCGCATTCAACCTTGCAGATTCAATCGACCAGGTTGCAATGACAACACTACGCTCAGGAACAAACGTAATTTACGGTGGTTCAACAGCGACATCAACAGCAACAATCACTGCTGCTGCAACAATCGACTCACCAGACATCCGTCGTGCTGTCGCAAAGTTGCGTGCTAACAAGGCTGCATACCGTAAGGGTTCACTATACTGGACAGGTATTCACCCAGAAGTTTCACACGACCTACGTGCAGAGACAGGCGCAGCAGGATGGCGCGACCCACACAATTACTCCACACCAGAGAACATCTACGCTGGAGAAATTGGACAGTACGAAGGTGCATTCTATGTAGAATCAGCACGTTTGTACAACGCTAAGACTGGTGCAGACCAGTCAGCACTAGCAACAACAGCAGTAACAGTTGCAGGAACATCAGCCGCATTCACATTCGGCGTTGCTTCATCATCTGTTATTGCATTGCGTGCTGAAGTTGGCGATAAGATTTCAGGAACAGGCGTAGGAACATCTGCGAAGATTACTGCTATCGATACATCAGGTTCAACAACAACAATCACTGTAGACGTTGCTAACTCAGCAGCAGTCACAGTATCAACAACAATCACAGTTACACCAGTAACTCGCGTATTCAATACAATCGTATGTGGACGCCAAGCAATGGCTCAGGCTGTTGCTGAAGAACCACACGTTGTTATTGGTAACGTAACTGATAAGTTGATGCGTTTCCGCCCAATGGGTTGGTACGGCGTACTCGGCTTTGCAATCTACCGCGATGAGGCACTATTCCGCATCGAGTCAGGTTCATCAATCGCTGCTAAGTAATTAGTTGATTGACGGGTGGGCAGAGGGAAACCTCTGCTCATCAGTAAGTTCACTAAGGAGGACTAATGGCTACTTGGATATTCAAGACCCCAATCGTACGAGAAGGTCCATCTGGTGGTGGCTCACGCCTATTTTACTTCTACAAGTTAGATGTAGGCGTTTCCATCGTAAAGCAAAACGGAGTTTACTCCCAACAGAGATACATACTTGACTCAGACTTACCAACCTTTCAAGAGTTGTATCAAGGTGGAAGAAACTATGAAGTAAGTGATGAAACAAAGGCAGCATTAATTGCTGGTGGAGTTGGAGTTACAGAGGCAAACTTTACGGAAGTATAGGGACAAATGGGATTACATCAAAGACAGACACATCCAGAGTATGTAGAAGGTTGCTTTGGTTGCAAGATACAACTTCTTGAATTATCTACTGGCGATGCCAAGCGAGATATATCTGACAAGAAGTGGGTCGGAGAATTGAATGCCTATAGAGAAGCAAGAGCACAAGGTATTCAACCAGCAGGAACAACGCACAAACATATCCAACAGGCATACACAGCAAGTGAGGTTCTCAATAAACCTTACAATGCTGACATTATGCCAACTGCAAAAAACATAACCAAACAAACCGTCGAGGTAATGAAAGAGATAGGACAAATATAATGCCAATGGTCAATGGAGAGAAGTTCCCATACACAGCAAAGGGAAAAATGGAAGCCAAAATGGCTGACAAGAAGATGGTTGCTAAGAAGGCTGCTAAGAAAAAGGTTGCTAAAAAAGTCGCTAAGAAGAAAATGAAGTAATTATGCCAATGACATATGACGAATACGACAGCAAGCGTTCTTGGTTAGTAGATACTGCCGAGACCCCTGCCGATAAGAAGCGTCTTAAGGCAGAACTCCAGAAGTTAAAGGCTCAGTATGAGGCTGGTAAGGTTAAACCAAAGTCTAGTCCTACTGCTAAAACAGCAGATGCTGCTCGTATGCAAGCAACTCAACGTGCACAGATGCTACGCGGAGAATCAGCAGAAGACAAGGCTTACCGCACACTTATGGAAAAGTATAACTACGACGTTACAAAGATTCCAGGTTTTAAAGGCGGTCGTGGAACACGATGAAGAACAAAGTTGAGAAAGTAATGGGCGAGTTCAAACGGGGAACACTTCACTCTGGTAAAGGTGGGAAAGTTGTTAAATCTCGTAAGCAGGCTGTGGCTATTGCTCTCTCTGAAGCAGGCAAGTCAAAAGCGAAAAAGACTGTTAAGAAGGCGAAGAAAAAATAATGGACCCAAGACTAAAGCGAGCAGGAGTATCAGGGTTTAACAAGCCTAAGCGTACACCAAGTCACCCTAAGAAGTCACACGTTGTTGTGGCTAAAGAAGGAGACAAGGTTAAAACTATTCGCTTTGGTCAACAGGGCGTTACTGGCGATAAAAAGCCAACAGCGCGTCAAGCATCATTTAAGGCTCGTCACGCAAAGAATATTGCTAAAGGAAAAATGTCAGCAGCCTACTGGGCAGACAAGGTGAAGTGGTGAAAAAGAAAGCATTCTGGGACAAAAAGAATCCCAACAAGAAATCAACACCTTTGACTGCAGCACAAAAGGCTAAGGCAAAGGCTAAAGCAAAAGCAGCAGGACGACCTTATCCAAACTTAGTAGACAACGCAGCAGTAAAAAGAAGGGTTAACTAATGGCAAGTATTCCTGGTTTATCAATAACCGCTGAACTTAATCGTTTAGCAAATGGTGGGAATTATCCAGCAAGGACTGCATTTATTGCAGAACAAGGAGCCGCTAATGCCTGGGCTGGAACTGTTGGTAAAGGTTTAATCGGAGCACTTAACTACAAGGCTAGTGCATCACGTCAACCCAATGACTTTAAAAACCTTAATGCTATCTGTAATGAGTTGGCATCTACTACTGGACTATCTGCGGTTGACGCATTGAGGACTCTATAATGCCAACACTTGAAAGTATGATTGATGAAGTACTTATTAACCTTGCAGGTTACACATACCAGCAGGACAGAGCAACTTATATTATAGAAGATGTACCCGCTACTGCATCCACAATTGCTAGCCCAATTATTCTACAATTAGCCTCTACCGATAATATTGGTAAGGGCACTATTGAAGTTGGTGAAGAGTTGTTCTGGTTGGATTCATTTGACCGCGTATCTAATACAGCAACCGTCCCACCTTGGGGTCGTGGCTATCTAGGTACAGATACAACTACACACGCTGCTGGAACTAAAGTTACAATTACTCCTACGTTCCCGCGCTATGTAGTTAAGAGAGCAATCAACGATACTATTGGCGCTTTCGGCGCAAACATTTTTGCAGTCAAGACAACAACATTTGTTTTTAACGCAGCACAGACTACCTACGCGTTTAACAATCTTAACATCAATAACATTATGACAATAATGTGGCAAGATATTGGACCATCACAAGAGTGGTTCCCAATTCGTCGTTGGTCTTGGGATTCAATTGCATCAACTGCAGCCTTTGGCGCAGGTGCACAGAGTGTAACTATTGGTGATTACGTACAACCAGGACGCACAGTTAAAGTTATCTATGCAACTGACCCAGTAGCATTCCCAGAACTTGCAACACCAGCATTGACCAATGCTCAAGACTATGCCACGATTACAGGACTTCCATCTTCAACACGAGATGTTGCAATCCTTGGCGCTTCATATCGCCTACTTACATATTTGGACCCTGCACGTGCTGCTCAAGTTAGCCCACAGGCTGACGAGACAGACAGTAAGCGTCCATATGGTGCATCACAGAGTGCAACGAAGCAACTCTATGCACTATACGTACAACGTTTAAATGAAGAAACAGCAAGACAACAATCCCAGTATCCAATCCGCGTTCACTACAGCCGATAGGTAAATAAATGACAACAAGAAAATATTCCTCTCGCTCCCAGCAAACAACACTGGCTGCGAACCTCACAGACTCAGCAACTAGTTGCACTGTGGTATCTGGCTCAGCACTCCTTGGTGGACAGTCGGTTACTGCTGGCACAACATTTACTGTTGTCATTGACCCAGATACAGCCCTCGAAGAAATTGTAGATGTCACGGTTGTTAGCACTAACACGTTAACAATCGTTCGTGGTGTTGAGAATTCTGGTACTGGGCAGGCTCACTCCGCTGGTGCTGCTGTTCGCCATATGTCAATTGGTCGTGACTTCCGCGAAGCCAACCTCCACATCGAAGCAACTGGTGCATATAATGATGGCACTGGTACTCACACAATGCACGGTGTTGCATCAGGTGAAGGTGACGTTGTAGGTACACTTAAGACTCAGACTCTTACAAACAAGACTTTAACATCTCCTACTATTACTAACCCAAGCATCTCTGGTGCTGGGGTAGATGCAAGCATTGTCTTTGAAGGTGCTACTGCAGATGCGTATGAGACTACGCTCACAGTAGTAGACCCAACTCAAGATAATACAATTACTATGCCTAATACAACTGGTACGGTAGTACTTGCTAACGCATCACAGACATTAACCAACAAGACTATGGGTGATGCTCTTAATGCTGGTGGGTTTAAGATTACAAATCTTGCTACACCAACAGATGCAAGTGATGCGGTACGTAAAGACTTTGCAGATGCTCAGGTAGCAGCAGCAGCAACAAGCGCTGCAAGTGCTGCGACATCAGCAGCATCGGCTGCTACATCAGCATCTTCTGCTTTAACCTCTGCTAACTCAGCAAGTGCTTCTCAGACTGCAGCAGCAACATCTGCTGCTAGTGCAGCCACATCTGCTTCTACTATGGCAGCAAGCGTAACAGCGGCTGCTTCTTCTGCAACTGCTGCAGCAAGCAGTGCAACTGCTGCTTCTACTAGTGCAACAAGCGCTGATGCTAGTGCTACTGCAGCGGCTACTTCGGCAACAAGTGCAGCAGCATCTGCCACAGCAGCGGCTACATCAGCCACATCTGCTGCAGCAAGTGCAACTACTGCTGCTAACTCAGTAGCAACAATTGCAGGTTATGCAAGTTCTGCTGCTACATCAGAGGCTAACGCTGCAGCCAGTGCTACTGCGGCTGCAACATCTGCTGCATCTGCAGCGGCATCTACAAGTGCTGCTGCTGCTAGCGCAACCGCTGCAGCAACAAGTGCTACATCTGCTGCAAACTCTGCAACGGCTGCAGCCACATCGGCTACTAGTGCTGCTACATCAGCAACTGCTGCTGCAACTTCTGCTACTAGCGCTGCTGCAAGTGCAGCCTCGGCTGCTGCTGTCTTATCTGCAGCCTTTGATGCTAAGGGTGACTTACTAGCAGGAACTGGTGCTGGAACATTTGACCAACTTGGTGTAGGTACAAATGGATATTTGCTCACTGCAGATTCAGCAACAGCAACAGGAATTAAATGGGCAGCAGCCCCAGTAAGCCTTCCTTCACAGACAGGTAATGCTGGTGAGTTCCTCACAACAGATGGAACTGACGCAAGTTGGGCTCCAGTTGCAGGTTCACTTGCACAACCAACTGAACCGACATCTCCGCCAGATGGACAAATCTGGATAGATACAGATGGCACTGCACCAACTACAGTAGTAACTCGTTGGTCTAAAGCACCTACTGCTGGTACAACAACTCTTACTGGTACAGATGACGGAACTACGGTTCTTGCCTACACACCAGGATATGAAGAAGTATTCCTCAATGGTGTGCTTCTCTCTCGTACTAATGACTACACAGCCAGCACTGGAACAAGCGTTGTCCTAAGCGTAGCAACAGTAGCAGGAGACATTGTAGAAGTTATCTGTCCACTACAGGTGGCATACACTGATGCAATCACTACAACGGCTGCTAACGCAGCCTATGTGCCTAAGACTCTGACTACCACCAAGGGTGATATTATTACCGCAACAGCGGCTAATACACCAGCAAGGCTGGGCGTTGGAAGCAATGACCAAATACTTGTGGCGGATAGTTCCACCGCAACTGGATTGAAATGGGCTACACCTGCAACAGCCTCAAGCGGATTAGTTTTAATTAGCCGCACAACTTTCTCAAGTGTTGCTTCACAGGCTTTTGATAATGTTTTTACTTCCACCTATAAGGCTTATAAAGTCGTAATTGAAAATGTAAGCGCGGCAACTGGAACTGATGATTTACAAATGCAGTTCAGATACGCTGGGCCGACTACTCAGACAACTAACTATTTTGGCCCAAGGTTTTATCAAACATATACGGGCTCTGTAACTGGCGCAAATATGAATGGCGCAACAGAGCAAACACTTATAAATCAAATTGGCTCTGGCGCAGAACCGACTACTGGAACTCTTGACTTTTACCAAGTAGGTAACAGTTCTGTAAGACCTTATGCTTATGCTCAAATGCAATGTGCTTATGAGGGAGTTTTCGACTTTGGTTATGTTTGGAACTCAACTGCAAGGATTTACACGGGATTTTTATTAAAATCTAGTTCATCTAATATAAGCGGCACAGTAGCCGTCTATGGATTGGCGACAGCATAATGACAACACTTAATGAAATGATTGCAATTATTAAGGCAGAGAACCCAACCTTGCAAGTCGGTGATGATGAGCAGGGCTACACGCAACTCAGCGCAACCGATTATGAGGCACAAATAACACAATGGGCAGAAAATCGCTTGGCTAAAGAAGCCAAAATTGAAGCCGAAGAAGCAGAAGCGCAAGCGATTGCAACTGCCAAACTTGAAGCAGTAGAAAAACTAACTGCTCTAGGTATTGACCCAAAAGCACTCGGGTTAGTTATTGAAAAAAAGCCTAATGAGGCATAGTGGAACACTTGACTAAGATAATTACTGACAAACTAGGAGATAACAAATGACAAGAGCAAGAGATGTAGCAAACATCGATGGTCTTTTAACAACTACGGGTGACACTTACTATGCCTCTGCTGCAGGTACACCTGCTCGTCTAGGTATCGGTTCTACTAGTCAGGTCTTGACTGTGGCTGCTGGTGTTCCTGCTTGGGCTACACCAACTGCAAGCACTCCTACTTTTGTAGGTTGTTCTGTTTACAACAGCACAACTTTCTCTCTGGCTAATAATACGATGACTCGAATTACTATGAACTCAGAGTTTTTTGACACAAACGGATTTCACGACACATCAACCAACAGTGCACGAATTACAATTCCAACAGGTTATGGCGGAAAATATCTTGTCTCTACGGCTGGTAAATGGGAAACAAGTTCGACAGGCTACAGAGCCGTAGAAATATATAAAAATAACGGAAGTTTAATTGCAATGATTCAAATGCCTGGCAATTCAGCAATCAATGCATACGACCGAGCAAGCATTATTATAAGTCTTGTTGAAGGAGATTTTATAGAATTATTTGCTTATCAAAATGCTGGAAGCGCGCTTTCAGGTTACTTCCGCGAGTATGAATATCCACTGCAAGTTGAATGGTTAGGAGCATAACAAATGGAACTATGGGAACAAATTATTGCCGCATACCCTGAAATAAATCCAACAGATAATTTCAGAGAATTAGGCATTTGGTTGCGTGATGACTCAGACGGCTTAGGGGCATACATTTACCAATGGGAATACTCCAAGCCACTTCCAGAAGGAATGAAGGTAGGTAAGTAATGGCAACCATCAGTAATACACCAAGACCAGGCTATGTCTGGGATGCAACCGACAATGTTTGGTATCCAATCGGAGTAGGTGGACACGGACACCCTGACTACATTACTCAGGCTACTGCTGTTAACCCTACTATCATTGATGCTAAAGGTGACATCCTAACTGCAACGGCTGCTGATACACCAGCCCGCCTAGCAGTAGGCAACAATGGCGAAACGCTCGTAGCAGATAGTTCCACTGCAACAGGCTTGCGCTATCAGGTCGCTAAATCCGTTAATCACATTATTAACGGTGGTATGGACATTTGGCAGCGCGGCACATCTTTTGCTTCGGCTGCTTCTTTACAATACACTACTGACAGATTCCAATTCTTACGCTCTGGTTCAGTGGCTGGTGGAACATTAAGCAGACAAAATACAAGCGACACAACAAATCTTCCAAATATCCAATACTGCGCAAGAATTGCACGAGATTCAGGCAATACATCAACTGCGGTTACATATTTTGCAAGTTCTTTAGAATCGCAAGAGACACGACAATTACAAGGACAAGCAGTAGTTTTATCTTTTTACGCAAGAAAAGGTGCAAATTATTCTGCTGCTTCAAGTGGATTGAGTGTTGAAATAATTTCAGGAACAGGAACAGACCAAAATATTTTTTCTGGTTTTACTGGTCAGGCATCGATAGCATCAAGTGTAACACTAACTACGACTTGGCAAAGATTTACAGCCACTGCCACAGTTCCAAGCACCGCTACACAATTATGTGTTTTGTTTCCATTCACGCCCGTTGGCACTGCTGGTGCTAACGATTATTACGAAATCACAGGCGTTCAACTAGAATTAGGCACAGTTCCAACTCCGTTCCAAAGAAGTGGCGGAACAATCCAAGGAGAATTAGCCGCCTGCCAGCGTTACTACTACCGCACAAATACTGGAGCATCTTCTTATCCTGTGTTTGGTTATGGCTTTGCTTCAAGTACTACTGCAGCAAGATTCTTGATTAACTTCCCAGTTCAAATGCGAACCAAGCCAACTAGTGTTGAAACGGGTGGCACTATTCTTGCCATTGACGGAGTAACAGATTTGACACCAACTGCATTTAGTCTTGATACAAACAATGCAACTGTAAATACTTGCAATGTTGGAGTAACATTTGCTTCTGGTGCAACGCAATACCGACCTTATCAACTCTATGGCAACAACTCTACATCAGCATATCTAGGATTTAGTGGAGAACTATAAAATGAAAATAATTGAAACTTATGAAGTAATTGACGCAACAGGCGAAAGCGTTGAGTGGGTCAAACTACAACGCGCAGAAGATGAATTTACTTGGATGTCTAAGGCAGAATACGACCGCCTAGAAGCGGAACAATCCACACCGATTCTGCCTGAATAGGTTTGCCTATTTAACAAGGTATGCCATAATAGTATATGGGCAATTTGCCACAACATAAGGGGACATAATGGCTAACAAAGTAAACAAAGGAACAGTAGCACTCGGCTGGTGCGATAACGGCAATACCGATGGCAAGTTTACAGAGGGTATGGTTTCCATAGCCCTCCAGGCTCCTGCTAATGGTATTGAAATTACACACAGTATGCGAGTACAAGGTAACCAAATCGGAAGACAGCGCCAAGTACTCTTTGATTACTGGGCAGACCAAATTAAAACTGATTGGCTCTTATGGGTCGACTCAGACATTGTTATGGATATCCACGTACTGACTAAGGTATGGGATGCAGCAGACAAGATTGGTAAGCCAGTAGTAACTGGAACTTACTTTATCTCTAAACAGAACGAAGGCACACTAGCCCAACCGTTTCCTGCTTTGTTCCACAATGTAGACGAACACACATTGCGCCACGTACATCCACTGCCTGAGAACCAAGTAATACCAGTTGACTCTGCGGGGCTTGGCTTTACATTGATGCACAAGTCTGTGATACCAGCACTACGTGCTAAGTTTCCAGACCAGTCTTTATTTGCAGAGCAAGAAGGCATTGGCGATAAGTTTGTAGGAGAAGACATTGTATTCTTCCGCAAACTTAAAGAAGCAGGTATTCCGTTATACGCACACACAGGTGCGCTAGTACGACATATGAAACGATTCTCATTAGACGTAGATTACTACGGTCTCTACTGGAGTTGGCAAACATTGAAGAAAGAAATAGAGCAAAACAAACCCTAAGGAGTCTAAGTGGCTGGTCGTGATATTACCGAAGGTCGTCCAACGCGAGCCATCGCAACTGATATTGGTATCGTTTCCGACGGTGCAGTATGGCAGAACACCGACATCAACTATGATGTAGCAATTGGTGGACTCCCATTCATCTACGCTATTAGTGATGCACGACCATACATTAGACAGACAGCACCATTTCGTAAAGACCAGTTCGACAACCAGACAGAACCAGGCGAGCAATCTTTAACTGGATGGTGGATTAGAAGTCAATCATCTTTCCACGGTGGTACAGGTATTGTCTACTTCGACCCACAAACATCTGACCCATTTGGTCACTACCGTTTCGCAGATAGCAAGGGTGTGGATGTATTCAAGCAAGGTGAAGTTACTTTACTTAACAATGTAGAAGTAAACCACATAACTACTGGTCGCGTGCAAGCCAATGGTCGACCATTCCAATCTGTTCGTTCTATCAAGTTTAATAACACCGAAGGTGTGTTGCTCTGGGATGAATATGATGTGGATAAAATTGTTCCAGGTGCATCACCTACTCACTTTATTGATTATAACTCAGGAGCAGATTCAGCAGTATATGCAATTTGCGACGATGGTACAACTGCATTCTGGATTACTAACACATCAACTAAAAAGACTGTATATAAAAAAGCATTAACTCTAACTTCATCTGACGCAGATACTAAAATGTTTGATGAGATTGGTGTTATTGCTAACGCAACAATGGAGTACGTTAAAGAGCGTATTGTATTGTGTGCTGACAA